GTCGGCGTCGGGCACTGACTCGCAGTTCCAGACCGACTTGAGGTAGTCGGAGGCAGGCAGGATGTGGGACGCGCCGGCAAGTGCGTACATCTCATCGCGACCCTGAATCAGACGCGGGGCCTTGCCAGCGTGAGTGTACGCATTGTCGGCAGACGGCCCTTTGCCGACGATGAGTTCGGACTTGATGAAGGCCTTGATGCGTGTGTCGACGTCGTGTTCGCGACAGCCGGCCAGGGCCTTAGCGATGGCGCGACGCGCCAAAGCGGCCTTGGCGGGCACCATGTGATCGACGACGGCCTTGAGCGGCATGCGTGGCAGCGTTGTGCTCGGAATGATTTCGTCGATGACGGCGCGAACTTCAGCGAGGTCGCAGTCGCGCGGCTCATGCCGCTTCGGGTTGGCGCGCTCGACGAGGGCGACCTCCTGGCAGGCCAAGCAATTGCCATGCCAGATCGGCTTGAGGACGTTGCCCCCGTAGTACACGTCGACGACGGCATTGTAGGCGACCTCAGCCCCGCACGAATGTGGCAGGTCGGCCGTCGTGGTGTAAGTCCCATCCGCCTCATTGGTCGGTTCGCGATCCGCGCACGTCGACACGACGACGCGGTGGTCGAGGTGGACGTAATCCATGATGCTGGCGCGAAGCGAGCCGATTACCTCAGTAGCTGCCGCGGCATTGGACGCGGACAAGCTGCTGAAGGACTCGTAGAGGTACTTGGCCGACGCAGCGATGACGGTGCCGGCGCCGACCGCCGCGACGGCCTTCAACGGCTCCTCGTACGCAACTTGGGCGGCGTTGGCGATCACCGTGCCGGCCGCGCGGGCCGTGGCGTGCACGTAGCCGCGCCGTTTGTCGACTTCGGCAACGGCTGTCGCAGCGTCGGCGTGCGGGTTGGTGAACGCGCTGGCCAGCTGTGCGAGTGCGCCCTCGCCGACGTCACGGGCAAACTGTGCCGCCTCGCGCGTCTTCTTCGAGTTGGTCAACATAAACTTGGAGATCGCGGTGTGGACGTAAGGCAGCGCGGCCAGGCCGGCGTCGCCGGCGGTGGAGACGAACCGACGGATGGTGGACGCAGCGACGTTGAACGCCTGGCCGCCGACATGGGCCGTCTGGCGCTGTTCGAGATGCGTCACGAGTCTCTCGGTGGTGTCGTCCTCAACGAAGATGTCGCTGCTGAAGAAGTAACCGTCTGCCGTGCGGTGGTACTTCTTGTGGTCGTCGTAGTGCCTGCCATAGACGACGGTAGTGTAAGGAACGCCATGATTGTGAAGGCGCGTAGTGAAGAGGTCAGCGCGGGGATCGTCTTGGCGGCGGAAGACGATGAAGCCCTTCTCGCGGGCGATGCTACCGGGCCCATCGAACGTGACCGCGTGCGGGTCAACGACGCGTCCGCGACCGACGGTGACGTCGATGTTCGGATCGCCCACGCCGAATGAAAACAACCGGCGGCACGTGGGCGTCGCGGACGAG